TCTAACAAGAACATATAGAACTCATAATCTTGTGAGTAGAATAGCAACCAACGACTATCCATCATATTATCATCAACTATTACTGTAGCACCAAATAGTTTACTACGATCATATTTAAATATTAATAATGGGAGTTTATTTACTTGAAATGCTTGACGTTGTGTTTGTTGCCACCACTCTACAATTTGTGGAGTTTTATGTGTTAGTAATCCGCTATTAATATGATCTTCTGCATAGCCTTTTACTTCTACGCAATAGTTGTTAACATAGTTAGGAACGTAAAGATCACCTTTTAATCCATGTTTAGGGTCTAGTGCTCCACTGCTAGGAACACGTTCCCAGGCTAGTCCAGTATATTTACGCAACATATCACGAGCTAGAGTTTCAGTACGTGCACCTTTAGCTCTGCTGTCTACCACTGGTAGCCTCACTAACATGTTTAGCTAAACGATTCCAGTCTATAGTACCATCACTATTAGTATATAAACTATCTAGTTCAATCTTTTTTGTTTCTTTAGATCGTTGTTTATGATATTTATTTAGTACTTTTTCCCAATGTTTGGCACGCATAATATTATCCTTCAATACGAGATATGTTAGCACGTTTAATAACATTTACTCTCTCTAAAAGTGGATGACTAAATCCATGGCTGATTAAGAAGGTATTTAAGTGTTCTTCTCCTAATAAAACTTCTACTAATTTTTCTTTGCCATCAACATCAAGTGCCTCAACAGTTTCGTCTAGGATTAATAAATTAATGCGGCTACTTGATAGTGTTTGCATTAGTTTTCTAATTGCTAGTAGTGTAGCTATATTTACACGGGCTTTTTCACCACCACTTAGTGCATTAATGTCAATATCACGACCGTTATCTGTAACTACTACTAGTAATTTATCACTACTATTTACTTTAAAACTAATCTGAAATCTACCATCACTTAAGTCTACTAAGTACTGATTAGTAATCGACTCCAAATCTTTAACTAAACACTCTATTTTGTAAGCTACTAGTCCAGTTGTGCTAAATGTTTTTGTTAGTACTTGCAGTATACTCATACGTTCTGTCATTAAGTGTAGCTGAAAGCTATACTCTTCTAATTCTTCGCTCATTTCCTGCAATTGTTGGCGAATAGTATCTATTTTACTGTTATGATTTTGTATTTGTAGATTTTTATCTTCTGCAAGTTTAATTCGTTGTTTAGTTTCTTGTATAGTTCTAACCAAGTTATCATATTGATTTTGTAGTTCATTTTTATCTAATGTTTTTGTTGATAGTGTGTTATCAATAAGCTGATGTAATCGCTCAAACTCTTGCTGAGTTTTTATAGTTTCTTTATTTAATCTATCTAGTTGTTCTAGTTCATTACATTTAATTAGTGCAACCGCAGCACTAGCACGAGCACTTTCTATTTCCTCTTCTTTAGCAGTAATTAACTCTTGAGTTTTTGTGCTATCAATTTCGCTAAAACAAGTAGGGCAAACACCACTTAAATTTTTAAGTTTTTTAACAAATACTTCACCGTCTTTTACGGTTTTCATATTTTCTGTTTGCTCTTGCTGTAATTCTTTAATTAGCTCATAGTCAACAGCTTGCTGATTAGAAAAATCTAAATTAATAGATTCTAACTGTTTACGATAAGTATTATTTTGCACAATCTTACGATTGGTTTTATCTACATTGGCTATCTCTAAATTTAGTTGTGCTGCAGTTTGTTCTAGTTTAGGGTCTAGATTTTCTACTGCTAGTAGCTGTTTGGGTGTTAAATCAGTTTTTTCATATTTGTCTAGCCAACCACGAACAGTATTAACCTTAGCTTGAGTAGCACTAATTTCTTTACCAAGCTCTAGTGAAATATCTTTAAATACTTCGCTTGCCTTAGTATACTTAGTTAAATTTAAGATTTCTATTAAAAACTTTTTACGAGCAGTATCAGCACTAGTTAAAAACTCTAGGCTCATAGCATTTGATTGATAAACAATCTGTGCAAAGCTCTTATGATCTATACCTACAATATCTTCTATTATTTTGTAAGTTTGTGTTGCTGTGTGAGCACTAATATCTTGACCATTTTTTAGCAATTTAACAGTTTGATTAGCACCGCGGGTAGTTTTGATTGTATAATCATTATTATCGCGTTCTAAGTCAAGTTCAATTGTATAAGTTTTATTTTTGACATACCTGTTAAGTATATCAGCTTTTTTAATGCCCTTACTATTTTTATTAAATAAGACTTCTTCTAAGATAAGTGCAATACTACTCTTACCATGTCCATTTTTACCTACTAGTTGTGTTAGTGGAGCTTTGACAAAATTAATTGTATTATTACTACCATAGCTAAAACAGTTATTCCAACGTAATTCTTTTAATGTTATCATTGCTCCAAAACTTTCGCTTATTTAAAAAACCTAATTGTTCTATTAATAGTATTATATCAACTGCATTATCAAATTCTAGTTGCCAACTATTTTGTGAGCCATGCTTACGCTCTGCTAAAATTCTAGCAACATAATAAAAATTAGGATGATAGTCGGTACTAATCATGTTCTATTTTATCCAATTGATTTTGTACTTCTAATACAGCTTTATCAATAGTAGGTTGTGGAAGTTGTAATATATATTGTAAGTACTCTTTAACTTCTTCTACCAGTGTCATGTCATTGTCTAGCATGAGTTGTACGTCGCTGTTACGCTTGATAACCTTTTTATCAATAAGATCGTTATCTTCTAGATCACCTAACTCCTGCAAGTCACCCTCAACTTGATAAATTGTGTGATGGTATGGAGTTGGCGGTTTAGGGTCACTAGGACTAACGGTTTTTCTTATTAATTGTGGTACTTCTAATTTAAGCCACTTATGCTCTAGAGTTTCTGTATCTAGTAATATAACACCAGTTTCAACAACATCTCTATGAAAACTAGTAGTAACGGGACTACCAGGATATAAAATATTACGTTGACAATTTTCATAGCTATGTAAATCACCAGCTAGTACAATATTCCAACCATTAAATATATCTAAGTTTACTTCTGGTGTAACATGTGGAGGTATTTCTCCACGAACATGTGTACAAAGTATTCTACCACCTTCTGGCCAAGGATTTGACTGTTCAAAATCTTTTAGTTTGTTGTAGGGAACAAATTCTATACCATAGTCGCTATAGTAGTCATCTATAACAATAACATTACGCTTAGTACTTAATAGATTAGTAGCCCTAGCAAGATTTGTCATAAATGTAGTAGATTTTTTAACTGCTTCATGATTGCCACTATAAATTATAGTCGATATTTTACAACTACTAACTAGATCAAAATATACTTCTAGTTCGTCCATACTAGGTAATTTATCAAATACATCACCACCTATAACAAATAAATCAGCTTGTTTTTGTAGTTGTTCAAATTGCTGCCATAATAGATTATATCTATTTTTAGCCCAATCTATAGGAACATTTTTTTGACCTAATTTTATGTGAATATCAGCACTAAATAATATTTTCATTATTTTTCCTGTTATAAAAAAGCCCAGTAATGAAAATTACTGGGCTTATTATTAACCTAATTCTTTAACTGCTTCGTGTTCTGCTGTATCGCCATCTTCATCATCACTTTGAGTGTTGATTTTTTCTAGCAATGCTTTAACTTCGTCTGCTGTAGGTCTAGGAAATTTTTCATCAATGTTTTGTGCGGTATCTGCTAATGCTTGTTCTTGAGCAGTTAGTTTTCGAGGTTTGCAACGTAAAACTTGTAGCGTATATTCAACATTAAATGGAAGGGGTCCAGTCTTTGTACGTTTAAATACCACGTCCCAACCTGTATCATAATCGGTAGGATCACCTAAATCTTCGGCAGCTGTAACAATCTGCTCAAATAATTTCTTTTTAAGATTTAATGCTTTTACCTTACCATCTTTAGGATCAATACAGTTAATTGAGTAGCTCCAGGTACAACGTAAATCTGGATAATAGTCAGGTACATAATCTTTTTCTAGATTATCAAACTTTTCTTTTTCACGACTAAAGGCCAAACACTCAATAGGAATATCTTTATTGTTAGTGCCTTTTATCCAATAGATATATCTAGGAAGTACGCCACCAATTAATCTAACTGTATTCTCACCGTCTTTGTACTCGTAAGTTTCTACTTTATTTGATGCTGCTTTACCTTTTGTTTGTTTAAAACTAAGTGCCATTTATTCCTCGTATTTGAAGTATATTTTATTGTTTTCTGTTATTAATAGCGGATTGTATTTTATTGCTTCTAAGTTTAGATCTGGAAAATAAGTTAAATCTAAGTGTTTGTATCCTAAATCTTTATATTGCTGATAACTTCTTCGACCCGCTAATTGTATATACTGTGCTTTAAATAGTATATCTACATTATGATCAAAGAATAGGTGCCCAGGATTTATTAAAAAACTACTTCCTGCTAATTTATATTTAAATCCTTTATAGTAATCTTCTAATAATTCTACTAATTGTACTTGGCTAGCATTAGCCATAGACTCTAATTTTGATAGGTTAAATGTAAAAACAGTTCTTTGATTCATAATATATTATACCATAAGTAGTTCAATACAACAAGTTAAAATTTCTATACCAATTGTATTTCCCAGCCTTTTTTCATATATAATCCTAGCCTATCATTATTTTGTTTTTTATCCGCCCAACCACTAAATTGAATATCAACTACTATAGGCTGTGGTTTGTTAGGATAAGGACGCATAATTCTACCTACAATTTGTTCTAGTAAACTATCATTACTCATTGGCACTGCTAGGATAACGCAACTAAGTGCGTTAATTGAGATTCCCTCGCTAAAGATTTGTCTACTACCAGCAATGCACATCTTTTCTCTGTTAAGGATTTGTTCTTTAGCATATTGTCTTTCTTCATAGCTGGTGTCGCCAGTAACCAACAAACACGTTTCTCCAACATAATTTTTTACTGCCTCTAAAAATTCTACGCGATCTGCTACTATCAAAACACTATGATTTTTATCAATATGATAATTGGCAAGACCACTAATAAACTTTCTATAATAGTCATTTTGTGTTAATTCATTTATTTTTTCTACCCAGGTTACGCCTGTTTTTAGTGTTAAATTACTTTTTACTAGATGTACAATTGGATTTAGTGTATTAGATTGTTTTGGACGAAATACTGTACTGCCAAAATAATCACTAAAAAATACGTGTTTACCATCTTTACGCTCCATAGTACCACTAAGTGCTAGTCTATAACGAGCATAAAAACTATCTATAGTTTTACTAAAAGTAGTAGCAGGACAATGATGTGCTTCATCTAATATAACTGTACCAAATTCTTTATTGATCCTGTCTAAATACTTAACAATACTTTGTACATTACCAATTACTATAAAGCGATCTTCTATATCATATAATCCACTGCCTATAATACCTGGATCTGTACCAAATAGAGTTCTAACTTCATCACACCATTGATCACGTAATGCAGTAGTATGTGTTACTACTAATGTTTTTTGACCCCACTTATGGGCAATATGTAGTGCAGAATAAGTCTTTCCCCAGCCTACTAGTGCATTAATAAAACAAGTATCATTGGCACTATTATAAACTTCTAGCTGATCTTCTCGTAGTGGATATTTAGTCTGTGGAAATGGTACAGGATTAGTTACACGTTTATCTACTAGTTCATATCCATCTGGTATTAAATCTATTCTACCTTGAGGAATACTAAGTATACCTTTTGGTAAGATTTTATAATTTTTAATAGTTTCTACTACACTAAAATTTTTACTGCCGGTATTCTTTTTAAACTTATAAGTAAGACTATCCATTATAAATTTACTATTTAATCTACCAGGATCATCCATATAAATCCTGTTAGTTATAATAGCTTTCATACTAGTCTCCAAGTTGTTTGAATAGGCTCGCTGTAATAACCATATAATAGATTACATCTATTATAGTGTAATATGCCTGCATATAATTCATGGTCTTTAGGAACTTGTAGGCTTTTAAATCTTTCAACAAGACCCTTAACCTCTAAAACACAGCCTATTCCTGTTGCAGGCAAAATTTGGGTAATCTTGTGTGTGGCTAGTTTGGCGCGTACAAGTTTTTTATGTTGAAATACTTTTCCTTGACTATCAATAAACCAAGTTGTTGATTTGGCTAGTTTGATTACATCTTGTAGAAAGTAGATTGCACTACTAATCTTATGCAATTTAACTTCTTGTTCGCGAAGAACAAGCCTACGTAATCCGAGTGTAGGCTTGTCTATATTACCATCATCTACGATTCTATATCGACTAAACAATTTAGGATTGTCTTGATCAATATATTCGCTAGCATAAAATATTACTTTATTATAGATATAGGGTTCTACTTCGCCTAGTCTAAATACGGGCCAGTCCAGTGCTGCTAGTCCTATAGGTTTTTTCAAAACCTCCGAAACTATAGTCATCGCCTATGTCCTGATCAACGCCAATAGGAAATCCAGGAATATTACAACCCCAGTCATATTGTGTACATTCGCGTAATATATTACAGTATTCATCTACGTCGTTGTCCTTAACAAGTGCCACGATTGAGTCATGGACAAGCATGAAGATTCTTGCGTCAAGTTTACGCTTTTTAACTGTTCTAGCAGTTTCAATAGCTCCCAGTAAGTTAACGTCGCTTGCAAGCGATTGGATTTCCGAATTAATTCCACTACGTACTTCGTGGGCTGCGATTCCTCTATCACTGCTGAATACATTAGGTAAGCGTCTTTTTCTGCCAAAAAATGAGTAAGTATATCCATTTTGTTCAATAAATTCTTTTCTACTATCAAGCCAGTGTTTTAACTTTTTAAATGTTGTAAAGTACTGCTTAATATCATCACGAGCACGTTCTACTGGATAATATTGATTAGTGGCTTTAGTAACTGTTACACTAACTTTATCGGCTCCTGAACCGTATAAACACATAATTCCACTATTACTAGTGGTGTGGACTATACCTTTATCTCATCATTCTATTACTATCTTGTACAATACGTTGATATAGTACGTATTTTCTATCCAAATATATATTAGTGTCTTTATACATGTAATTTAGTACTTTAGTAGCATCATTAGTATTATATTTAATTTGCCACTTTTTACCAGTACCAAAATCTTGTAAATGACCTCTAACTTTCAATTTTTGAGATAGGAAAGTATACACATAATTAATAAAATCAAAACTTCCGCCACAAAAAGTAGCGTATAAGGTAGCAGTTACAGAATCTTTATTAGAAAAACTTTCACAGATAGATCCATCACCATCAAAATAGCCACGTAAAAAATGACGCATCATATCGGGCAATATAAAGTGTGGAAATTTTATTGTTAGACTTTTATTAGGAACTATATTAAAGTTTAAGTCTAACATATCACACATATCTTTATTTGTGAACTCAAAGCTACATCTATTATATGTATCAGTATTACTGGATACTGCATGCGTAGATTGTAAATATTCTTTGAATTTTTCTAAGTGTAGAATGTCGTCGTATTTTAACATAAGACGAATTCTGCCTTTTGAATCTACATTACCATCGGCGGCTAAAAATCCGGCCCAATAACAAGACTCTTCTGTATACTCATCAAATGCAGCAGTATTGTTTATAGTAGGAGCTTTAGCGCCCCAACCATTTGCTGAAATGAATTTTTTTAATTTCCACTCCGGAATTCCAAAAACTTCAGCAATAGCTGCTCTTGATAAGTTGTTTTGTTTTAATTGTGTATAATTTTTTAAAGTAATTTCCATGATCCACCTTTCGGTGGGAGAGATACTCGCCGTGTTATACCTCT